GTTATTACCTTTGCATGTCTTTGAACAGATAAATTACAGGTTATTTGTAATGAATAAGACTTGCTATGCCAATGGAGAGTGCATTGAGTGTGGATGTGCTACACCTGCATTACAAATGGCAGACAAACCTTGTGAAGGAAAGTGTTATCCTGCAATGTTAGATGAAACAGATTGGCATATTTATAAAAGAGAGTACAATATTGAATTTAAATATTGGAGTAAAAATAAACCAAGAGAATTTGAATTAAGAATAACCCATAAAACAATTAGAAGATGAGTCACTGGATAAATCCTGAAATAAACTTAGGAATCATTAGAGCAGGTTCTCCTAGGAAACTAATTTTTAAAGCTTCTGAAACTCTTCCTGTTATTAAAACAATCTCACCTTATTGTGGGTGTACTGCTACAAGTTATAATGAAGCAACCAAAGAATTGACTATCACTTACAGTAATGCTGCTATCCCTGACCAAGTGCAAGGGGCCCAAGCAATTACTAAGAGGATTGATATAATCTATGAAGATGATAGTTCAGATATATTAATTATTAAAGCAACAAGAACTAGATAATGGCAAACAAACTTACCATAGCAGATTACTTAAGGTTGGCAAAAGCTAATCCAACAGTAGAAAAGGAATTTCAGTACTTTAAGGAGTACATATTTAATAGAACCCTGGTTTGGGAAGGGGTAACTAACCCTAAAGCAGGTGGAAGTCTACACAATGTTGCTGGAGACACTGGAGGTTGGACTCTCTGGGGTATTGCATATAATGCAAACTCTGAAATATTTAAAAACTTTGATGATTTTAAGGACACTACTTATGAAGAAGCTGCAGCTTTGGCTTACACTAAATATTACAGAGCAATTAATGCATTTATCTTGCCCTTGGAAGCAAGACTTATGTACTTTGATACAGCTTATAATATGGGAAATGCTAGAGCTATCAAATTAATGCAAGGTTGTGCTAAAGTACCACAAGATGGGATAATTGGGCCTGCAACTAGGGAGAAAATGTTGTATGTAACAGAAGAATGTTTATACAAAGCTAGAAACACTACTTATAATAGTCTTGTAAGAGTAAACATTAAATTAGTTAAGTTCTTGAAAGGGTGGTTAAATAGATCAACAGCAATATTTAAAGTATGATAGCTACAAGTCTTGTTGTTCCAATTTATTGTAGTAGATTACATGTAGCTTTTTCTGAAAATGTTATTAAAGAAAAAGAAACTATAAATAAAAGGTTTCCTGATACTATAACTGAAGACTCAGATTTTTGTGCTCAAGCAGATAGCAGGAGAAACCACATATTAGTAGTTTTTAATATGAAAAATATTAAGAATGAAATAGATCTAATAGAAACTATAGCTCATGAAAGTGTTCATTTGACTAATTTCTTGTTTTTAAGAAAAGGTATAAAACTTAATCTTAATAATGATGAACCTCAGGCTTATCTACTAGGTTGGATTACAGGAGAAATATATAAAGTTTATTTAAAATTTAAAGCACAAAAAGAAAATGGCACAAAAGTATAGAATGTATGTAGGAACTTGGTTAATATATTTCCAGACAGGAGTAAATGTGATTGGTCTTCCAGATTTTCACATCCATGCAATGGTTATTTCTAAATCAATAAAGGAGACTGATCTCCACTTATACCAATAAGATATGCTACCAATTGAACTAGAAATTTATTTCAATACAGAAGAAACTACTAACTTAGAGAAGATGGGTTTAGGAGCACATGTAAAAAATTGTGAAGTAAGATTAATGACTTTCTTTTCAATTAATGCTATAGGTTCTGCTGAAGAATTAGATGGTTTTGAATATGGAATTATTCACACAGGAGATGAAAGTTTCTCTAGTGTATTAACTTACAAAGAATTAAAAGAAAAACTTAATCCTCAACAAAACAGTATATGAAAAACTTTAACTTGACAAGAGAAAATACTTTTGAAGATATTGAAAAAATATTTTCAGGTACAGATATAGATACTACTTTTGAAACAAATGATTTTGGTTTAATCTTATTTCACCGTATTATAGAAACTTGGGTAGAAAATCTAGGAGACTGGGTTACTAGAAAAAAAGAACTAAAAGAATCTACAGAAGAAGTAGAACAACAATATGCTAAGTACATTTTATACACAGGAAAATCTTTAACATTACTTGTTAATCCTGATTTTAAAGATACAAGTGAAAAAGATTATGCAGAATATATTTATTTAAATAACTAGAGTATGAGTTTATTATTTACAGTAGAGAGCAAAGTAGTCTCTCCCACAGTGCAAGTACTGCTTATACCCCCATTCAAAGAGATATGGGCAAGAGATGAATCTGAGGATAAAAGATATGCAATAGAAGACTTTTCTTATATTGAGTTCATGGCTTCTATTCAAAAATCTAATCCTTATTCAGGATACTCTGAAGAACAAAGGCCTGACAAGATTATCAAAGATATAATCACAAGAGCTGAATGGGACCAAGAAGATCCTTTACTTTTACAAGGGATTGAAAAGTTAAAAGAATTTCAGGCTGAAGCTTCAGTGACTTATAATTACTATATGGCTGCTAAATCTGCAGCTGAAAAGATGCAACAATTCTTTATTGGATTCAGTATGAATGATGTAAATCTTAGGACAGGGGCACCAATCTTTAAACCTAGAGATATAACTTCAGCTTTAAATGATACTTCAAGAGTACTTGAAAATCTTAATACTCTAAGAGAAAAGGTTGATAATGAAGTCTTTGAAGAAGTAAAAAAGAAAGGTCAAAAAATAGTTAGTCCATTTGCAGACCCCAACAGTTTAAAATAAATGTTTATCTTTACACTTTAATATTAATCTTTAAAATTAAAATCATGGCAGATTTAGCAAAAATGTTAGATGATGATGAAATAGGAGAAGAAAAATCTTCTGCATCAGCAAAAGGAAAAAGAGAGACTATTGCAGCTCTACTTTTAAAAGCAAGAACAGATGTGCATTTGACACACTTACTTCAGAAAGATAAAACTCTTGCAACTCATAATGCAATGAGTATTTTCTATGAGGGAGTACTGGATTTAGTAGATACTTATGTAGAAACTTCAATGGGTATTGATGATACCTTTAGACTTACTGAAGTAGAAGAATCTATGGCTATTGCCAATCCTTTGGTTTACTTTAAGAATCTTTATAACACTATTTCAGTAGAAAGAGTTGCTATTAAAGAATCTTTTCTTCAGAATCAAATTGATACAATGCAAGAACTTATTGCTCACACATTGTACAGAATTAAAAATATTACTACATAATATATGAGCCAATTAGGATCAATTAGAAACCCTGATGGGATTTGGATAAACACAGAAGTGTTTAGAGAAGAAGCTAGAAAGTTTCAAAGGTATAGCACCTACTGTCTAGATCCTTGGGGTTCTCCTGATTGGTATACTTATTGGCAAGAACAAAGAAACAGAATTATTAATGGTTACTCTGTAGGTGGTGTAAAAATTACTGGAGACCATTACTTCTATTTAAACTTCTGTCCTATTCTTAAAGTAGAGGATATGAGTGCAAAGAAGTCAGCTAAAGTTACAGATTTTCCAGATTTCTGGGATGGAGATTATAATTATTTTTGGGCAAGAGAAATTGCTTTCAATGGTATAGTTGATGGACTAGGGATTCCTTTAAGTGAGTCTGAAAATTTATCTGAACTATATAAAGGACTTCAACTTGAAGTTAAAATTGATGAAGAATACCTAACAGGAGGATACAATCTTATTGTAGGTAAGTCTAGAAGAAAGGGATACTCATATAAGAATGCAGCTATTGCTGTTAAGAATTACTTATGTTATCCTAGAGCCCTTACTATATTTGCTGCTTATGAAAAGAAATTCCTTTACCCTAAAGGTATCTATACAATGGCTTCCAATTACCTTAACTTTATTAATGCCCATACAGCTTGGGTATATCCTAAGGATGTTGTAGATAAAATGGACCACGTCAAGGCTTCTACTATTGAATACAGAAATGGTGTAAAGGTTGAGACTGGATTTATGTCTGAGATAATGGCACTTACCTTTAAGGATAATGCAGATGCTGCTAGGGGTAAAGATGCTAGAGATGTAATCTTTGAAGAATCAGGAGCCTTTGGTACACCTGGATTACTTAAAAGTTCTTATGCTGCTACTCAGGATTGTGTTATGGCAGGAGATATTAAAACAGGTATGATTACTGTCTTTGGTACATCAGGAGATATGGAAGGTGGTACTGCAGATTATTCTGAGATGCACTCTAGTCCATTAAGATTTGGTATGTTACCTTTTCAGAATATTTGGGATGAAGATTCTGAGGATATGAAGTGTGGATTCTTCCACCCTATTACTTGGAATATGGAAGGTTACTATGATGAACAAGGTAACTCTGATAGAGAAGGAGCTAAACAAGTAGAACTTGCTAATAGGAAAATCCTATTAGATAATGGAGCTACATCTGCTGATATTCAGAAAAGAATGCAGGAAAAACCTTTGGGCCCATTTGAAGCCTTTGGTATGGTCAGTGTAAATAACTTCCCTGTACTTGAACTAAAGAGACAATTAGAAATAGTAAAAGCAAAAAATCTCCACATGATTATGGGGACACCTGTTAAACTATTCTATGATTATGACTCTAAGAAAGTAAAAGCAGAACCTATTTTAGATGGTAGTGCTAATGTAATCTACAGACAAAAACCAGACAATACCTCTCTAGAAGGGTGCCCTGTTATCTATGAGTATCCTGCTGAGGTTCCAATGCGGGGTGCTTATAAGATAGGGTATGACCCTTATAGACAGGATAAAGG